ATATATTTACATTATCAACAAAGCAATAATATTTAAAACATTAAAAATAAACATCATGAAAAAGTATAAAAAATCAACCGCCAAAGCAGATTTAATTGACATTTGCGAGATACTGAAAATTAAAGAGGATATGGGCAAGCTGGGCGAAAAGTACGCCGAGGCCCACACAATGAATCAAAAATTATCAGTACATTACGACATTACAGAACTTGCCACGGGTACTTTTAAAATGTGGAAAGATAAGGGTTACAAAGTTGTTAAGGGCTCCAAGAGTTACAAGTTCTGGAGTAAGCCAATAAAGGCCAAGAAAAAAGATACTGAGGGCGAGGAAACAAAAGAAACCAAGTACAAATTTTTTAACGTGGCCCACGTTTTCACCAGCGAGCAAGTGGAAAAAATATAAACATTCACGGGGGCTAAAAACCCCCAATTTTAAACATTAAAAACAAACATCATGACAAACCAACCAACCACCGCCAGAACAAAAGAACGGGCCGAAATTTTAAGCCGCTTTTTATTTGAGAAAATTACTTGGCATTGTGCTGAGTACATTAAAGAGGGCGAGCAAGCGACAAGGGATTGGATTAAAAGAATATGTGATAAATATCACGTTATTGTATAACATTTAAAATTTAAACATCATGACAAATCAAGAAAAAAAAGACGAAAGATTCTGGGAAGTTTACAACCATTATATAATGGCTTTTGACGGCAACGAAAGGGCGGCGATGTCTTGCGCTTGGGACGACCTCGGATACTGGCCCAGAAATTAATTAACTTATTAAGGCGGGCACTAATCAATTATTCATTTTATTATTAATAACGGGTTAAAGTGTTTTTTATGACTAAATTACCGCCCGCCTTATTTTAAAAATATATCATGGAATTTTACACTAAACAAAGCAAAATGAACAAAACTATTTTATTAGACTCTGGGCACGGTTTTATTATCAACTCAGAGTACCAAACCAGCGGCAAGCGTTCCCCTCGCTGGCCCGACGGCTCAATACTTTACGAGGGTGAATGTAACAAACAAATCAAGGCCAGACTTATGGAAATGTTACAAGCCGAAAATTACCCCTTTGTAGACATTAACCCAGAGTCAACCGATATAAGCCTAAGCGAGCGGGTGAACCGTGCTAATAAGTATCAAAATTCGCTTTATATCAGTATTCACTCGAACGCTGGCGGCGGCACGGGGTGTGAATTGTTCACCTCGGTAAATTGTTCCTCAGCCAGCACGGCACTTGCAAAGGAAATAGAGGCCCAGTATAAACCGCACTTTGAGGGCGAGCGCTGGCGGGGAATCAAGAAAAAGGATTTTTACGTTGTCAAAAATACGGCAATGCCCGCCGTACTGGTGGAATCATTCTTTATGGACACCGAGCGGGAATGTAAAAAGTATCTGATGACCAGAGCGGGGCGGGATAGAATCGCCCTCTGGATATTCACGGGGTTAAAAAATTACCTTAAAAGTTTGTAAATTGTAATAAAAATGCTATATTTGTGTATCAGTTGCACGGGGCTTGACACCTCCTAAAAAGGCAAATGATAAGATAAGCTACGGGGGATTAAATAAACTGGGTAATAACTGTAATAATATTTAAGCCCCGTTTTAATGGTATTGTTTGGGAGTCTATCCGTAGCGGGCTCATGTCAAACTGAACAACCATTAAAGCGGGGTTTTTTATTGTAAAAATACGAGATATGAAAAGAGATTTTAAGGGTATATGGATACCCGCTGAGATATGGCTAAATAAGGATTTAAAACTTATTGAAAAAATGTTCATGGTTGAGATTGATTCGCTGGATAATGAAAACGGGTGTTATGCCAGTAATGGATATTTTGCTGAATTCTTTGGCATATCGAAAGGTAGGTGCAGCCAGATAATAAAGAGCCTTAAAGAAAAAAATATACTCGAAATTGAATACCAGTACGAGGGTAAACAGATTACTAAACGGGTAGTTAGAATTCTAAAGGGGGGTATTTATTTTTCTAAAGGGGGGTATTTAGAAAATGATAAAGGTAATAATACAGAAAAGAATAATACATTATTAATAAATAAAGAAAAAAATATAAAAAAGGAAAATTCTGTTTTTGAAAACAAGGAAAGTAAACATCTTAATCCCTTAAAAACTGAAAAAAAGAAAAAAGAAAAAATTCCGCAAAAAAGAAAAAGGTTTACTCTGGCCGACATCGACTGGCCCCCAATATTTGACCAGAACAAAAAACTAAAAGAGCAATTTTTATCATTTGCCCAGATGAGGCAAGAACTTAAAAAACCGTACAAGACCAAAAAGGGCACCGAAACAAAATTGCGGGCGCTGGCAAAAGATTGCGAAAAGTACGGGATTGAAAATGTAATAGGGGCCATTGAATTTTCTGAGGGCTCCGAGTACCTCGGCATATTTGTACACGATTACACAACTAAAAAACAACGAAATGAAAAGCAACGAATTAACAACGAACCAAAAAAAGGATTTTATGATGCGTATAGGGAGGCTATCTACCAAGACCAGCCAGAAGAAACAAACCATACAATTGATATTGACTGGGAGGAGCCAATCTATCCGACACCAACTGGCGAAAGCCCCTTTTGAGGAACAACGAAACATAAAAAATGACATCAGTTTTACTATCTTGTTTCTGGCCAACACATATACGGGCGCCAACTTCAAAAACCCGCCAACACAAGAAAATTTGGCCGTGATGCGCTCTTGCTGCAATTTCATTATAGACCGATTCCCGCAAATGTCAATAGGGGAACTTGAGCAAGCGTTTAGCCTCGCCGCCGCTGGCAAGTTTGACGGGGTGAACTTAGAAACCTATTTTGGGAAGTTCACAATTACAATACTGGGAAAAATTTTAAAGGCATACAATAAAACAAGAAACCGAGTATTAATCCAGAACGGTAAATTAATTGAACAAGAGATTAAAGAACAAGAACGAAAACAGATGCAAGAACTAAACTTACAAGTCAAAAAGGACGTTATTCAAAAATTCAATGATTTAAAGGCCTTATTCTTAAATGAAGGTATTATACCCGACTTAACAGACATTCGCTCTTATTGGGCTAAAATTTTGATTGATACGGGTATTATTAACTTTACTGAGGACGAGCGGAAACAAATTTGGCTCGAAAGTAAAGACTTAACAGAAAAGGAAATTAAAAAAGAGGTATTAAATGTGAGGGGCTCAGTGAATAAACGCCGCTTAAAAGGAATCTTAAAAACAATATCCGACGGCGAGCAAAGTACGGATTTTACCCAGAAGGCAACGGCCAACTATTCAAAACTTTTAATTATAAAATCAATTATACAATGATATTAAGAAGGCTGGGAAATAAAAAAAAGATAGCTAAGGAAATACAAAAATATTTCCCGCCGCATAAAATATATATTGAGCCGTTTTTTGGCGCTGGCGGTATGTTTTTTAATAAGCCGAAAGCAAAATATAATATAGTTAATGATTTGGATAGTGATGTGTTTAATTTATTTCAAGTTGTTATGAATCAAAAGGAAGAACTCGAAAAGGCGTTTTATATGATGCCGATTCACTCGGATTTGTTGAATTATTGGAAACATAACAAAGAAACCGAACCGATAAAAAAGGCTTTGCGGTTTTTGTTAATGTCTAATTTTACTTATTTAGGTAAAATGGATACTTTATCTTTTTTAACAAGTGACGCAGAAGATAAGATTTTAAAACTACTTTCAAAAACTAAAAAATTGCTTTTTAAAGTAAGATTTAATAATAAACATTTTAATGAATTTTTAAATTGTTTTAGTTTTAGGGGGAGAGATTTAGACAAGTCTTATTCCTTTATATATTCAGACCCCCCATATTTACAAACTGTTGACACTTATTCAAACTCTGACACTTGGCAACAATCAGATAGTTTTGAGTTATTTGAAGCACTTGAAAAAACGGGCTGTAAATTTGCCTATTCAGAATTTAACCACCCCTTCATAATTCAGCAAGCAAAAGAAAGAAATTTGAATGTTCATATAATAGGGGAGCGCCAGAACTTAAAAAACCGCCGTACGGAAATCCTTGTAACCAATTACGAAAATACTCAGCTAAACTTATTTAATAACTTATGAAAAAGAAAAATAAATACGGGTACTTCCCAGCGGCCTTACTTGCCGTACTGGGTGCCATATCTTATATAATTTATAGTATAATAGAATTAATTTTTAACACTTAAAAATAGGTAAATTATGAGTGAATTATCATTAACGGGTTTTATTTACAAAATCCTACCAGAGCAAAAAATTAGTGACACATTTACAAAACGTGAACTAATAATTGAAACAGAAGAGAAGTACCCGCAAAAGGTAAAGATAGAATTTATCAATTCTGGAATAAATTCTTTAATGGATAAAAAAGAGGGCCAGCAAGTAAAAGTCTGTTTTAATGTCCGAGGCCGTGAGTGGAACGAAAAATATTTTGTATCTTTAAACGGCTGGCGTATTGAGTTACTGGCCGACACCAGCGCCGAGCCAGAGCCAGAGGAAATAATGAGTAACCCAGATACGGGCCCTTATTCAGACGAATTACCGTTTTAATGGAAGGCTATAACATAACAGACACCCACCGCCAGAAGGCCCAAAATCTATACGATTTTAAGGCCCTCAGTAATTCAATTATGCGGGGTGGGTGTAATATCATCGGGGCGCTGGGTGAGGTAATGATACAAGATATTTTCGAGGCCTACAAACCAGATACGGAAAGTACATACGATTATGACTTGATAATACAGAACGATAAAATTGATGTGAAAACGGGAAAGGTAACAAGGCCGCCCGATAAGTCTTACAACGCCAAAATACCAGCGTATCAAAAATTCCAAGAAACTGACTACTATTTTTTCGGATATGTTACGGCTGATTTGACGGAATATTATTTGGCTGGGTATATAGCAAAGGAACAATTTTTTAATCTTGCTGAGTTGAAAAGAGCGGGTGAAACGGAACAAGATTTTACATTCCGTTGCGATACCTACATACTAAAGGCTGGCAGATTAAAAGAATTTTAAAACTCGTAATAATTGGACGGGGGTAAT